ACTGAGGAGGGCGAAAGCCTGGCAAGCAGTATTGAGGAATGGGCGCGAGCAGACCACCTGGAACTGACCAATCTATCCAATGACCTGAAAACGGCCGTGGAGGAAGCGCTGCAGGACGGCATTATTGATGTTGACGAAGCGCAGGCAGTGGCAGCTTTACAGGATAAAATGAACAGCATAACCAGCAAATGGAAGCAGGCAGAAGCACAGGCGCAGCTGGACTGGATCAACCAGGAATACGGCAGCCTGAGTGGCAAAGAGCTGACTGCAGACTCCTTTACTTCGGTAGTGGAGGCCCTGGCAGATCAGCGAGAAACCGCAGCCGAGGAAACCCAGGCGCTGGCAACAGAATTTTACTCATACTTAAATGCCGCGGAGGCTTCTGGACGAATTACAAAGCGGCAGAATGAGCATTACAAAGACCTGGCCAGCCAGGCAATTAGAAACCAAAAGGCAAACGACCTCATGACCAGCCTGGACTTTGAAAACAACACCCTGGGCGGCACTTATGGCGACCTGATCGCAACAAACCAGGGAAAGACAAAGAAAAGTATGGGAAATGAGGTTGATTATTTAAAGAATTACCTGAACAACCAAGACATGCAGAGCCTGTATGATCACTTGAACATGTTCGGTGCAGATTACGCACAGCAGGGTGGCGGTTGGAAATTCTTACAGAGCGGCGACCAGAACGCACTTGAAAAGGTGTGGGAAGCCATGAAACCAGATGCAGACTCCATGCGCGGCCTGGTGGACGAATATGTAAAGGTTGGCCAGGATGTGCCAAAGCAGATCATGGACAAGTTTAACGAGACTATGGCCATCGGTGCTGCTTCCGGCGATACAAGCGCAGCCTGGGACGTATATGCCAAGAGCATTGCAGATTCCGGGGACAAAGCCCTGATTGATGCAGTAAGCCAGATGGATGCCAACGGGCAGCTGGGCGAGGAATTTTCCGCAGCCTGGAAGCGTGCAACAGCTTCTGTTACAGACGAACCGGTGGAACTGGGAGATCTGAAAGCGGAAGTTGACGGCGTGGACATTGACAAAGACGCATGGGTTTCCAGTTTGAACGAAAAACTGGGCGACCTGGCCGAAACCGAGGACGTGACCGCAGAGGGCGCAACCATTAAGGTAAAGGCCGGGGATTGCTTATGGGAGATCGGCAACGCCCTGGGAATAGACTGGCAGACAATAGCCGAAGAAAACGGCATTGAAAGCCCGTATATTATTCATGCAGGCGACGAGCTGAAAATTTCCATGGACAACCTGACAGCAGAGGTTGACGGAGACGCAGCAACAGCAGCCATTGACCAGGCCATGTCCGCACTGACCGCAGAGGGCGCAGAGTTTTCTGTTACTGCTGACGGCGTAAAGGTGGACCTGGCAAACGTTGAGGTTGATTCTGAGACAGCCATGGCGCAGATAGAGGCCGCCCTGGGAATGGAAACCGGAACCCTGAGCGGCGCCGGCATACAGGTACAATCCGGGGCAACGGTAACTATACCGTCCGATCTGGTACAGGTAGACACAAGCGGCATTGAGGCGGCAGTGGAGCAGAGCGCGGCAAGCGGCAGTGAGGACACGACTGTTGAGAAGCAGGTAAACGTGACCACGACAGCCGGATCCACGGACACAACGCCAGTGGAACAGGCAGCACAGGCAGCCCTGAGCGGCGAAACCAGCACCACAGACACCACAATGACCACCAATTTAACCGTAGAAGCAGGCAGCACGGATGCAACGCCGGCAGCCACATCTGCACAGGCGGAACTTGATAATACATTTTCCAACACTATGCAGACCAATGGCAGCACGGATGTGACAATCGAGAAAGCCAGCGACAATATAGCAGCAGTTTACAGCCAGGTAGGAAGTGAGCTGCAAGCAGCTTTTAACTCCCCTTATTCTGCAAGGGCTTCTGTAAATGTAACAGTTGATTACCATATCACGAACCCAAGTGCTTCACTGAGCACGCACAGCAGCGGATCAACGGTTTCCGTATCCATTGCCGGACACGCGAACGGTGGAGAGGTGGGTCTGCATGGCGCAGAATTATCCTGGTTAGGAGAAGAGGGCAAAGAGTATGTTATCCCGACGGTACCGGGCAGACGCGGCCGCGGCATTGCGTTGTGGCAGCAGGCAGGCGAGGACCTGGGCGTGCTGGACAGCAACGGAGAAATTGCAGCTCACGCAAACGGCGGAATTGTAGGACCTGGCGGCGAAGAACTGGCCAGCAATACCATTTTACCGTTGCAGGCACAGCCGCAGGACGAAAGCAAGAGCGTGTGGAGCGTAACCGGCCAGGAAATGTCGGGGGATAGTAGCGAAGAGGAATCCGAGGGCAAGAAAGCCGTTTCTGTCAATGCAGCAGTGCAGGGACAGCAGGGCAATAACAACTTTGAGATTAACGTGGACATGAGTCCGGTTATTAAGATCGAGGGCGGAAACATGGACGAGGAAAAGGTTTTTGAAGTTATGAAGAATCGGATCCGCGAAATGGCAGACGACCTGGGAGACGAGATCGCAGAGCGCATGAGCAAGATTTTTGCAAACATGCCGCTTGTACAGGAGGCATAGGGATATGGATATTTACCTGACACCGTCCGGCGGCAGCAGAATACAGTTTCCTATGCTGCCGGAAGCTATAACAATGGGTGCTGACGCCAAGTTTATGACGTACAGCATTATTTCACTGGGGGACGTAAAGCTCCCCCGCGGACAAGGAACAAAAGAAATTTCATGGTCCGGGATGTTTCCAGGGGCAGTGCGGAAGAAAAACAGACTGGTAAGAAAGTATACCAAGCCCGACACACTGATCAAGAACCTGGAAAAGTACCGGGACAAAGGTACAAAGTGCACGCTTTTGTGCACTGGTACCTGCATAAATTACAGCGTTTATGTTTCTAGCTTTAAAGGGAAATACAAAGGTGGTTCCGGAGATTTTTTCTATGACATTAAGCTGATTATTGCCAGAGAGATAAATATCTATACCACCAGCGAGCTGAAAATAAAGACGCCAACCAGACCGTCGCCCAAAAAGACGCAGCCAAAAACAGGCAAAAAGACGACCACCTACACGGTAAAATCCGGGGATTGTTTATGGAGGATTGCACAGCGTCTGCTGGGTAAAGGCTCCAGATACACGGAAATTTACAACCTGAACAGGGACAAGATAAAGAATCCGAATCTGATATACCCAGGCCAAAAGCTGACCATACCGGCCAAGTAAGGGAGGTGCAGCTGAGTGATCGAAGTAAGCAAAGTGCACTATGACGTGATTGCGATCACGGAAAAGAAAGTGCAGCTGAACATTACCCAGGCGGTTGAGGGCCTGGGATGGGAGGAGGAAGAGGACGAACTGGCCATGAAAATAACCTTTGAGTTATACAACGCCAAGTATAACGGCTCCAGACTGTCCTCCCTGATAAAGATCGGGTGCGTGGTGGCGATAAAAGCGTACTGGGGCAGTGGCAAGGGTATTGTGGCCATGGGAAATGTAACAGAATGTGAGCGCAGCACAACGAAAGCTGACGAGGTTTTCAACGTGGTTGCTTATGACAACCTGTACAGTATGCAGCGGTCCCAGGACAACATTTATTTTGCTGCCGGAAAGGGCACCAAGAGCGCACTGACAGAAGTTTTCAAGAGCTGGGGCATTACCCTGAGCAGCTACAGCGGCCCGGATGTAAGTCACTCAAAGATTTTGTATAAAAATTCATACCTGGGTGACGTGGTGCGCGGGATCCTGGACGAAGCCAAGAAAAAAGGCGGAGGCAAGGCGATTGTGCGGAGCACAGAGAACAAAGTTTCTATTGTGGCCGTAGGAGGCAACAAAGATATTTATCACTTTGAGGGCAACAACAGCGTGTCCAGCAAGCACAAAGTAAGCATTGCAAACCTTGTTACCCGTGTGAAGATTGTATCCTCTGAAAAAACAGACGGATTGCCAAAGGTTGAGGCAGTCAAGAACGGAAAAACGGAGTACGGAATCTTCCAACGAATTGTAAACCATGCCAGCAGTGACAACCTGTCGGAAGCCCAGGAAACGGCACAGGACATGCTGGACGAAAACGGGAAACCGAAAGAAACAGCAACCGTGCAAGCGCCCGACACCCCGCCGGTACGCAAGGGCGACATGGTACACCTGGCGGTCGGTGCGCTGAATGGCTTTTACATTGTCAAGAGCGTGCAGCACGACGCTGACAGCGGGAAAATGACTATGCAGGTAGAAAAAGCAGATACGACAGCCAAGAAGAAAACGGAAACGAAGAAAAAGACCTATAAAGTGGGCGACGTTGTGAACTTCCACGGCGGCAAGCACTATATTAGCTCTTATCCTGGAGCCAAGGGCTACAACGTATCAGCAGGCCGCGCGAAGATTACAATCGCAAACGGCAGCGGAAAAGCGCACCCGTGGCACCTGGTATATGAGAATTGGTCTGAAACGCATGTTTATGGTTGGGTTGATGATGGCAGCTTTGATTGATAGGAGGCAGATATGGCAGAGAATAAAGGCAGTCCAGGCCTGAGCAAACTGGCCCGCGTGATATCAAACCGAGCAGAGAAAGTGGCCGGAAAGGCAGAGCGTGACCTGGTGCTGGATTTTGGCAGCATTAACAAGGACATGAGCCTTTTAACAAATACTTTCCCCATACCGATACCGCGCAGTGAATACCATGTGTGCAGGCTTGTGGGAGGCCTGGCGTACACGATTTCCGGAGGTTCCCATGGAGGACATGAGGGAGGCAACGGAAGTCATACGCATACGGCCAAACCACCGCAGATCAAGCCGGGGGACCGCGTTCTGGTTGCCTGGGTGCAAAATGAGGCGGTTGTTATTGATGTGGTAAG